TGGTATGATATACGTATATTTTGAACCCAAAGTTTCTCGAAAGTTTCCTCCTACTACTTTAGGATTCCTCCGCCAACAATGCACTGGAATATCCTCATATCCCTCGTTCCAATGTCTTTTCACGAAGTGTGCAGGTATGATCATAAAATTACTTTCGATCATAAAACCACGCACATAATATGACGGACTTTGAACATATACCAAGTTCTCACCACACATGCGAACGAAATCATCGTGATCGGTGGTTTTCGAAGCAGTACTCATGGGTATGGGCGTTATGAAATGTTCTGCCCATGGATCGCCTTCATTATCTCTCTCTTCAATATCTTCCATAGTTTGAGGATTCAAGTTACCTTGGGGAGTCATTATCTTCTTGAAAGTGTATAACCATTTACTTAAGAAATACAGGGATATTGCACTACCCACAAATATTTTGCACGAGTGTTCCTTCATCATCTTCACATATTTAGGCAAATTATCATTGCGCGACAAAAGTTCTTCTCGAATGGCCGATTTTTCCCAATAATATATAACTGAGACACAACACACAATGCAATAAAACACTACTATTGCCGACAAGTACCATCCCTTAATGATCCAAAGAACACACACTGACAAACAGTACAAATACAAAAATACAACCTTCCATTTTCTATTCAAAATTTCATACCTCCTTGCATACAAAACCGAGTGTGTGACCCAGGGAGATGTAATGAAACTTTCCGGCACCCAGGCAACCCAATCAAAAATCGAATCGTTATACCAATTTTCAAGTGCTAACAAATCTTCTGTTGTGTAAACGTGCAACCTGTAAAAGAACGCACGCATATTCCACCGTTTCTGGCGTTGCCATCTGGCAAAATAATATAAATTCCACATAGTAGTTCGTCGAAACTTATCTCTCCAAGCAATTAAGTAATTGCGCGCCCACGCGAACAAAAATTTAACTGTAGGAATACGTGACTCACTAGGTAATTGCAGTATAGCTATAACAAAATGGAACACGACACCTAATGTATA